ACTTTCTTTAGTCTCGCTGTGGTTAAGAATTTTCTGGATAGTAATCCTGACGGTTACTGTTTGTACTTTGACACTGAAGCAGCAGTTAATAAGTCTCTTCTCACAAGTAGAGGGATTGATTTACAACGTTTCGTTGTAGTGAATGTAGTTACTGTTGAACAATTCAGACAGAAAGCACTACAAGCTGTTGATATCTACCTTAAAACATCAGAGGAAGATAGGAAACCCTGTATGTTTGTGCTAGACTCTTTGGGTATGTTATCTACAGAGAAAGAGATTCGTGATGCTCTTGATGACAAACAGGTTCGTGATATGACTAAATCACAGTTGGTTAAAGGAGCTTTCAGAATGTTAACCCTGAAGTTGGGACAGGCTAAAATTCCAATGATTGTTACTAACCACACTTACGATGTTATTGGATCTTATGTACCTACGAAAGAAATGGGTGGAGGTAGTGGACTCAAGTATGCTGCATCTACAATCATCTATCTCAGTAAAAAGAAAGAAAAGGATGGAACGGAAGTCGTTGGAAATCTTATCAAGGCTAAGACTGCTAAGTCGCGTTTAAGTAAAGAAAATAAAGATGTTACTGTTCGTCTTTTCTATGATGAGCGTGGACTTGATAAGTATTATGGTTTGCTGGAACTTGGAGAACTCGGTGGACTTTGGAAGAATGTGGCTGGACGCTATGAAATGGATGGCAAGAAAGTCTATGCTAAGGCAATTTACAAAGATCCAGAACAATATTTTACCCCAGAGATAATGGAAAAACTGGATCAAATTGCTAGTGAAGAATTCAGTTATGGATAATGTTGAATTTTTAGTTCTTAGAAACTTACTTCATAATGAGGAATATGTCCGTAAGGTAATTCCGTTTATAAAATCAGATTACTTTGAGAATCGTAGTCAAAAGGTTGTATACGAAGAGATTCTTAAGTTTGTAGAGCAATACAATAAACCAGTTACCAAAGAAATTCTTTGTATCGAAACAGAGAAGCGTCAGGATATCACTGATAGTGATTTTAAAGAAATTACCCAACTCATTTCTTCATTAGAAGAAGCACCTACAGAGTTTGAATGGTTAATATCTACTACTGAAAAGTGGTGTCGCGATCGTGCTATCTATTTGGCACTGATGGAATCTATTTACATTGCTGATGGTAATGATGAAAAGAAAAATAGAGATGCCATTCCAACTATTTTATCAGATGCTTTAGCAGTATCATTTGACAGCCATGTAGGACATGATTACCTTGAAGATTATGAGGCAAGATATGAATCTTATCATAGGAAGGAAGATAAGATCCCGTTTGATCTTGACTATTTTAATAAAATTACGAAGGGTGGTTTGCCGAATAAAACACTTAACATTGCTCTCGCTGGCACTGGTGTCGGCAAAAGTTTGTTTATGTGCCATATGGCAGCTTCCTCACTCTTGGGAGGGAAAAACGTATTATACATCACGCTTGAAATGGCTGAGGAGAAAATTGCGGAGCGAATTGATGCTAACCTTCTTAATGTTAACATCCAGGAGATAACTGATCTACCTAAACAGATGTTTGAAAGCAAGGTAACAAAACTTGCTGAGAAGACTCAAGGCACTCTTATAATTAAAGAGTATCCAACTGCTAGTGCTCATGCTGGACATTTCCGTGGACTTCTTAATGAACTCGCTATTAAGAAATCATTTCGTCCTGACATTATTTTCATTGATTACCTTAATATATGTGCTTCCAGCAGGTATCGCGGAAACAGCAATGTCAATTCATATTCATATATTAAAGCGATTGCTGAAGAGCTTAGAGGACTCGCTGTCGAAGCGAAAGTACCTATCGTATCTGCCACCCAGACTACCCGTTCTGGTTATGGCAGCTCTGATGTGGAGCTTACTGATACTAGTGAGTCCTTTGGCTTGCCTGCTACTGCTGATCTTATGTTTGCCCTTATTTCAACTGAAGAACTCGAATCCTTGGGACAGATTATGGTGAAGCAATTGAAGAATCGATATAATGATGCAAATGTCAATAAGAGATTTATGGTTGGTATTGATCGTTCTAAGATGCGTCTTTACGATTGTGAACAGTCGGCGCAGAATGATGTGGTTGACAGTGGGCAAGAAGAAGAGTATAATTATGATGAAAAACCTAAAAAATCATTTGAGGGATTTAAGTTTTGAACGGTTACTATTCGGTATTTAATCCCAGAGGTGAAAAAATTGCTGATTGTGGTAGTCAAAAAGATGCTGTCAATCTTCTCAATATGAGAAACAATAGATGGGAAGGACATTACTATATGTTTAATCCCCTTCCCGGTGATATAGTAGATATGAGTCCTTCTAAATCTTTTCCAACAAATAGTATTGTAGTAGCCGATGGTTATAGCAGTAAAGATATCGTCGTTAATATGGACGGCGGTGTTGGTGGTAGTTGGAAAGAAGTTTCTGATGAAGAATTTGACGTGATGTTTCCTGATCAAAAACTATCAACCCAACAATCTCTCCCTGAAAATCAACAACAACCATTCACCCCCGAATATCAAGGATAATGGATAGACTCCAACTTAAAATTGAAGCAAACTCACCTTATAATGATGGGTGGACTAAAGAATTTTATCGCGAACAATTAAAAAAGAAAACTATGAACAATTACACTGAATTTGTTAAGCAAACTACCAGTGCTCCAAGTCTTGATTATGCAGTCATGGCAAATCGATTGGCAGAACTTGAAGCGAATGGAGTTAATACTACTCAACTCTTAACTGCTGCTCTTGGGTTATCTGCAGAAGCAGGTGAGTTTACTGAAGTTGTAAAGAAGATTGTTTTTCAGGGTAAACCTTATAGTGAAGATAATGTCTTTCATATGAAACGTGAACTGGGTGATATCTGTTGGTATCTTGCTCAAGCATTCATGGCATTGGACACCAACTTTGATGAGATTCTTGATATGAATATTGAGAAACTCTCTGCTAGATATCCTGAGGGAACTTTTGATGCGTATTATTCTGAAAACCGTAAGGAAGGTGATGTCTGATGGATAGTGCAGTTCATGCATGGAATACTATGAGTTACGGAGAAGGATTTCTTTTCTCCGTTTGGTTATTGGGAATGTATTTTATTAAACTAAAAATGGATCAGAGGTTTGGAAGATGAATATTAAATTAGGACTGCGTGAAGCAGCAGCACTCAGGCAGTCTTTGTATCTTCAAACTAAAGATGACTCTTTCGAATTTCCTTCTGAACGTGTCAGAGAATTGAGAGGAATAATTTTAAAACTTGACTCTGAAATTGAAGTAGAACTTGAAAAACAACAGGACACTAAAGATGAAACTACTAACACTTGAGGATTATCAAAAGGCTGGAGAAACGTTCTGGCCTAAGTATTGGTACGTATCTAAAGAACTTGGTGAAAATGCAAAACCAGAACAAGTTCTTAAAGTTATGGAAGCAGTCGGTGGACTTGCGTTAAAACTTGCTCTAGAGCAAAAAGAAAAAGAAGGTCCATTCGGATTTAATAAAAAGAAGGAAGATGATTCAGACAGCAACTGACAGAATAGAAGTACCAGAAGGTGCTAACTTGATTGATGATGTTTTTTATGTTTGGAAAACTAGGTATGGATTGTATTCGTCAATGACTAAGCAAGGTCGTCATATGATGACTGGTGCTACCGAAGATGGTGTTACTGTATTGACACGTTGGCACCTTAAGTGTGAGCAAGATGGTACGTTAGAACAATATACTAGAGTTGTTGGTGATTCTTTTGTTGGAGTAAAACTCTAAATAGTTAAAAAAATGGCTACTGGTGTAAAGGAAGGTAGTATAATCGAAGGGATCATGGCGATGTATATTGCCATGATCTTTGCTGACCCTGATGATGGGGAGAACATGCAAAAAGTAAAATCAAATATAAGTAAACTTAGAAAAGAAACAGTATTGTTGGAGAACATTAAACCAAGAATTGGTATCAAAAGATTGTTCCCCCAAGATGATCCATTGGGATATGAAATTGCCCCTGGTAATAGTAATCTCAATCCTAACATGTCTAATGGGCAACCATATTTTATTCAGCAGAGAGGTGATAATCCTGCCGATTACATTCAAGTTGGATTGGAAGTTTATCTCAAACCTGCAGAAGTTTATCCTGGATTTGGTGATGAATATTCTAAGTATGTTGAAGAAAAAAGAGATTATGGAAAATTAGCAAAAAAAGTAGATAATCTAATTGCGTCTAGAGGATCTATTCTTTTTAGAAGACTAATCATCGCAAAGAAAAAATTTCTTTTAAATAAAGAAACTGATGTCATAAGGTATAATGTTTTAGCTGACGGAGTAACCGGAGAGCAAGCAGATGGTAATGTCAAAGCGGATATCATTGTAACTATTTTTGCTAATGGGCGAGAATTAATTAAAGATCAAATCAATATCTCTGTCAAGAGCGACTCATCAACTGTTGCCAACCTTGGAGTCATTAAAGGTTTGGAAGCAATGTATTCAGTCATTTCTCCCAGAGGAAAAACAGCAGTAAAAGCAAATACATTATTGGCAAATATTAAGGCTGCCAAAAGAGATGCGAAACTTCAATATGTTTCTGCATTATTTGAATTACTTTCTGATAATTTAGTTAATAGTGATGATCCAAAATTTACTGATAGAGCTTTTAATTTTATAGAGGAAGCGATCTTTGGAGATGATATGGCACAGGTTGTTGATGTAAAATCCTCTGGTGGTAAAGTAAAAGAAATGCAACCAGGACAATTTGCAGCGTATAGAAAATATGGAGATAAAGGGAAACCAATTAAATTGGTTGCAAAGAAAATGGCAGGTGATATTAGAATAATGCCAAAAGGAGAATCTAATAGTAATAATTTTATTTTTAAATTTAGATTTAAGAAAAGAAACTATAAAGATGGATCGGGACAATATGTAGATAAAATTATGATTGAGACAGGCAAACTCACTTACGCTAAATAAGATATAGGAAATCATATATAAATGAAAAGTTTCTTCCAGTTCCTTAGTGAAGCGGAATCACAAGCTGCAACACAGGCGAGAAAACTTGGACTAAAGGGCGACGGACATGGCGGTTGGTTAAATCGTTCTGGGGAGTTTGTTGCTAAAACAGAAGATGGTAAATTAAAATTCTTTAATAAAAATCAGAAACCAGGTAAAGATCCAGATCAAACTCCAAATACAAAGAAAGTAACTCCGGTTCTCAAGACAAAAACAATGTCTGTGAACAAAGAACCACAAAGTAAAAAGAAAGGTGGTGAAGAGGAGACTGGTGGTGAAAAAAAGGCAAATAGTGATACCCTCACTCTTGCTTTTGGTAGATTTAATCCTCCTACCGTAGGGCATGAAAAATTATTTCAGATGGCTAAGAGAACATCTGAGGGTGGAGATTTAAAAATTTACCCATCTAGGACACAAGACGCGAAGAAAAATCCTCTTGATGCTGACATGAAAGTTTCTTATATGAAAAAAATGTTCCCTGACTTTGAAGAGAACATTATTAATGATGACGAGATGCGATCTATTTTTAATGTACTTCAAACTGCTGATGGTGAATATAAAAATGTAAATATCATTGTTGGATCTGATCGTCAATCAGAGTTTGAAAGTCTTGCTACAAAGTATAATGGTGAGTTGTATAATTTTGATAACATCCGTGTTGTTTCTGCTGGAGCAAGAGACTCTGACGCTGATGGTGTGGAGGGAATGTCTGCATCAAAGATGAGAAAAGCAGTAATTGATGATGACTATGAAGAATTTAAAAAAGGAGTTCCTAAGTCAGTTGCTGATGCTGATACACAATCACTATATGATGCAGTTCGTTCAGGAATGAAAATTAAGAAACAAAAAGTCACTGCTGAAATGTGGGAGATTGCTCCTAAGTATGATCAAAGGGGATTAAGAGAACAATATGTAAATGGATTTATTTACAAAATGGGTGACATTGTTGAAAATCTTAATACCGGATTGATTGGTAAGATTATTCGTAGAGGGACAAATCATCTTATTTGTGTGACTGAGCAAGAATATATGTTTAAATCTTGGATTCGTGATGTAATGGAATACACTGAGAAGTCTATGAATAGAAGAATGAGATTGCCTGGAAAACCCAACACCCTTATTGGAACTGGTGGATATTACAAAACTGCTGTTGCAGCAACTCCAGGATCTCAAGAGGGAGCAAAAAATGTTGCTCCTGGTGGGAAAGTATATAACGGATATTCTAATTCTCTTAAGTTCATAAATAAGTACAAAGCTAAAAGTAGTAGATAGCCATGCCTAATGGAATCGGTAAGAACCCCCTTGATGATATTTCAAAGGTATACTTACAAACTGTGCGTGAATCTTACAAAGTAGAACCACCTCAGGAGAAGTTAAAAACTGATCGTGATATGTTCAATATCCCTAAGGATGAACAGAAAGCTGCTAAAGAACGTTTGTTAGCGAAGGCTGCTGCTAAACGTGAAAAGATGAAAGTGGAAGCACTTGATCCTGTAGGTAAAGAAGATGGTGATGTTGATAATGATGGAGACAAAGATAAATCAGATAATTATTTGTTAAAACGTCGTAAGGCAATTGCCAAAGCGATGAAAACTCGTAAGGAAGAGATTGAAGTTGAAGAGGGTTTCAAGGAACTCTCAAGAGATAAGAGAAACAAGATGTTCCGTAAGGCAGGTAACCTGTCACGTACAGCACTACAAGGTGGTGATGAAGGAACTGAGGCAGGCAAAAAATCTGGTAAGATTGTCAAGGCACTGAACAAGGATGCTGAAAAGAATAATAGAAATGATGTGAAGAATGAGGAAGTTGAGCAGGTAGATGAGAATCGTCGTGCTGCCGCCGCTGCTGGTGGATATAAGGATGACTCCAAGAAACAGACTGATCCTTCTAAGGATGGGTTCACTGGTATCTCTGGTAGCATCAAAGATATTATGAGACAAAATAAAGAGATTGAAAAAAGAAATAAAATGAAGAAGGAAAGTTACTCCAGTTGGAGGAATGATCTTCGTGAAATAATGGATGATGAAGAAAGTGGTAAAAAAATTAAAGAGAAGAAAGTAAAAAATAAAGTAATCATCAACCCTAAACTTGGAGAAGCAATACAAGAAATTGGTGGCACTCTGATTGAGTCAATCAAAGAAGAAGATTTTGATGATATTGTTGAAAGTGTTTATCTTGAATTAATTGGTGAAGGATATTCAAATGATGATGTTGAAGAGGCGATTGAGTTTGCTCTAACTGAACAACTTAATGAAGTAAGTGATAGTTACTATGATTCTGCTGTAAAAACATCTAAAGATGCAGATGCTAAGAATAAAAGAGCGGAAATGATGAAGAGAGTTAAAGGACGCCTTAAATTTATGAAGAGAAGGGCTGGAGAAGTTGCTGGTAATGTTAAAAAGAAAGCTGCCACCGCAGCAGTTGATGTTGCCTTCGCTGCCGATGCAGCAAAGGACAAGGTAAAGAGTGCTGCCTCTACTGCTAAGAAGAGAGTTGCTGATGCACCCAAAGTTGCTAAAGCAGGTATCAAGAGTAGAATTAAAAAAGCAGCATTGGGCGTTGCAAAACGCATGGGTGAAGAGACTGAAGATTCCTTGAAAGATCGTCGCATGGAACGTGGTGGTGTTGACGGCAACAACCGTTACAAGAGTGCTACTAAAAATGTTGCTATGGGTGGTGGAAAGAAAAAACCCTATGATGGTATGTCTGCACTTGA